TTTTCGGGCATATGAGCATGGAAGCTCTGATTGGTGGCATGATGGTTTTGGTCGCTTCGGTCTCTTCGGGCACAATGGATTCTCGAACAGTATATCAGTCTGCGGTGCTGATAGACCGAGCCGTGGTTAAAACACAATCCGGCACCCTATCCGCATCCATCCACGAAGAAGGATACTCAGGTTTAAAGAATATCATCTTAAAAATAGGTCAGCAATAAAATAGAATTATTTAGGTTGAGCAATCTTGCGATATTTGGCCAAAGGTTTGGCTCGCAATCTTGGTCTGGATTTTAAGGATTGTCGTTTCAATCGAGTACCTGTCTTGATTTGGGCTCGTTGCAATTTTCTTGAAGCACCCCCTGATCTTTTGGTGATTGCCAATCTCCTACCGGCAGTACGAGCTTTGAGCTGTCGCTTCTTGGCAATTTTTGCTCCTTTGACAGAATCTCTTCTCATAAAACAGGTGCTGGCTTTGGCCACAATACGACCTTTACGATAGCCTGAGGTGCATCTAAAACCAGGTCGCAATCCTTTGCCTTTGACTCTTCGAAGAATTTGGCTCACTCCTTCTGCTATGGCCGACACACACACTTCTGATACTAGATCTTGTGGTGCCAGGATATTTTCTGTTGTTGGCACTTGGATGGCGCTAACTGTGGTATCGGTTGAGTTGATTGGCGCTAAAAGTTCTCTGATCTTCATACAAGTATTTATTGGCCTAACCTGGGTGACGTCACCCAAAATAAGGTAAATAAGTGTAATTAAATGCCAATCGAGATGTTTCTAGCATCCACTGGCTCTACAAGGAAATCGGCCTATGCAGACAAGTATTTACAATCAACAGAAACCATTCGTATATCTTTGGCGAGATCGCCTGCTCAAAAGGTATTACCTAGGATACCATAACGGATCCAATCCCGCCTATGTCTGTTCATCAAAACCTATGATAGAAGAATACAAGGCAAGACCCGAGGACTTCACAAGAAGGATACTGGCCACAGGCATACAAGAAGAAATGGCTGTATTAGAAAGAGAACTCCTATTGAAAAGAAAGAAACATCTAGGTCAAAGATATTACAATCTGGCAATATCGTGGCCGATTTTTAAATGGACAGATGCTATGAGACAGGCAAGGTCTATACTCTATAAAAGAAGAATAGTTTCAAACGAAACCAAACAGAAAATGTCCGAAGGCACAAGGAAAAGAATAGCCAATATGACTGTGGAACAGAAAAGAAAGATATCTAAAGCAAGTAGAAGTAGATGGGCAAATTTAACAGATGAACAGAAGAAAATAAGATCTAGAGGATTAATTCCAATAACAAAAGGTACGAAACTATCAGAAGAAATTAGAAAGAAAATGTCTATTGCTCATAAAGGAAGAATAGTTTCAAACGAAACCAAACAGAAAATGTCCGAAGCATCTTTTAAAAGAGAGGCTAAAAAAAGAGAAATGAAACTTTAGGTGTCAACCTCCAGTGCCAAGATATTTTCTGATGCTATATGTTGTATGGCGCTATATGTTGTATCGGATCTCCTTGGTGGCGCTATAATGTATTATCTGCTGTTTTGATTGTCCTTACACCTAACAACTAACACCTAACCTTAACCTTAACCTTAACCTTAACCTTAACCTTAACCTTAACCTTAACCTCGAGCTGACAGAGCTTATACATTAATATAATGAATGCATTACCGAGTTGATCTTACTGGATGTTACAATTGGAACAAGATCAACTCTACGCACTCACGCAAGATCAGTTAAATATGTGTATGAGAATCACAGAAGTTGTACAGCCCAAAACAGAGAACATAGGACCAGCACCACGTGGTGTGTGTTCTCGACCAGCATCTGCACTGCCAGCATCGTGGTTGGCATCCTGCAAGTCACAAGGGAAAAAGAAAAGAACAGGTGCTCGTAAGCAGAAGATAGGCAACAAAACTGTGCGAGTAGCAGGCAAGAGGATCAAAGGCCAGGCCTATGGTGGACCTCTGCCAGATTACTCGGCCTAACACTCAAAATACCAAAACCTAATAGCGAGCCATATTGTTTTACAACAGCTAACAGCGAGCCATAACTACGGATATGCGAATAGGATTCATCGGACTGGGCAAATTAGGTCTGCCCTGTGCAGAAGAGATGGCTCGTCAGCACTCTGTGATAGGGTATGATGTGGAACATCGAGTGTCCTCTCACATTGAGATCACCCAGGATATAAAAAAGGTATTTGCGGACACAGAGATTATATTCATCGCTGTGCCCACACCCCATCATCCTGACTACGATGGCTCACGTCCTACCACACATCTGCCTGTGCGGGATTTTGATTACTCTCTGGTCATAGATGTTCTGAAACAGTGTCAAAAATATGCCAGTCACAATCAGATAGTGGCTCTGATCAGCACAGTGTTGCCAGGTACCACTCGCAGAGAGTTTGCTCCATACACTAAAAATTTCCAATTCGTTTACAATCCTTATCTGATTGCCATGGGGTCTGAAGCCTACGATATGGTACATCCAGACATGGTGATCATTGGCACAGAGCATGGCACAGAGACACCAGCATCACAGGTGGTATCCAATTTCTACAAGACGCTGGTGCTCAATGATGCACAACATATGACGGGTACTTGGGAAGAAGCAGAAGCATTTAAAATATTCTACAACACCATGATATCAGCACGACTCGCACTGGTGAATATGATACAGGATGTGGCACAACGGATTGGTCATATGAATGTGGATCGAATCACAGATGCATTCAAACAGGCCAACATTAGAATCACAGGCAAGGGCTATTACAAAGCAGGCATGTCAGACGGTGGAGCTTGTGTATTGCCTAAATTTCCTATAGAAATAAACGGTAATGAGATTTCCATAGAAGAATTCCACAAAACCTTTAGTTTGGAAATACCCAATCTGGTTAAGTCTGCTAATTACTCTATGTCAAAATCTGATGAAAAAAAAGTGTATAAGTCAACCACCAGAGAATATAACGGCGAAATTCTAGTATTTTATACTAAATCAGGTAAGATTTTAGAATGTACTCCTGAACATTTATTGCCCGTTAATAGAAATGGCACACGATTACTTATTAGGGCCAACAAAGTGTTAGATACTGATAAATTGTTTTCTGTATAATTGATGAGAGATAACGGTGCTTGTTATGTAACTTTTTGATAAATACGTATTAAGGAGTAACAATTATGATTATAGAGGAATTTAGACGCAATTGCAAAGAAGGCTCTAAAAATAACAAATTTAAGATAGTTAGGCAAAAGATGATTAAGATAGTATGTGATAAGTGTCAAACCAATCACACACGAACTGCATCACATTACAAAAAAATGAAAGCAACTTATCCTGAATTATTTATTAAAGATTATTGTAATACATGTTGGAGGCCTATTTTAGCTAACCGTCCTGAATATAAACAATCGTTATCTAATGGAGTTAAATCTTTTCATAAAACTGAAGAAAGTGTAGAATATAGAAATAATATATCAAAATTTCAGAAAGGAAGAATTGCCGGAGATAATAATCCAATGAAAAACATTGAAACTCGAAAAAAAGTAAGTGCTACTAGATCAGAAATGATGAAAGATCCAAAGGAAAGAGAAAAATATGTTCAAGGATCTATTGACGCACATGCAAGAGGTGTATATTTAGGAGTAGATACTACTGGTAGATGTAAGTGGCATGATTATACTCATTCAAATGGGTCTGTTTATAAAGTTCAAGGTACTTGGGAATTAAAGTTCATTAAATGGTTAGATGACAACCATATTGAGTTCAAATGCCACGAAGGGAGATTGCCTTACACTAGCGGGAAGTATACGAGAAATTACTACCCAGATTTTTATGTACCGAGTATGGGCGGATATTTAGATATTAAGAGTAATTATTGGTATATGAAACAAAAGGATAAATGGGAACTGTTGGAAAAACAGTACCCAAACAAAATTAAAATTTTTAAGAAACAAGAACTAAACAAATTAGGAATAAATGTATGAGTTTAGAAACTATAACAAAAATAGAAAAAAGACACTACACGGGCAAAGTTTATAATTTAGAGGTAGAGCCGAATGACAGTGTTGAAGATGACCAGTATTATGTTAATGCTAATAATGGGTTAGTAGTTCACAATTGTCATCCACGAGACAACATAGCACTCAGTTGGCTGGCCAAAGAATTGGATCTAGGTTATGATCTGTTTGCCGCTATCTCTCACTCACGAGAACAGCAGACTCGCAACATGGCTCTGTTCATTGCAGACATCTGTCGCCAGGAAGGTAAACCCTGTGTGATCAACGGTCGTGCTTATAAACCTGCTGTGCCTTACACTGTGGGTTCTCCCAGTGTACTGCTGGGTGGCTATCTCAAAGAAATGGGCATAGATGTGAGTTATGCCGATTCAGAGACCGGAGATATTCCGGAGGGAGAACAGGACTGTGTGTGTGTGATGGCCCATGATCCGCAAACCACCTATGATCATACCGG